AATTTTGCTAAGACTAGCAATAGGGTGTTTATCTGTCCATTCTACGAATGTTATCGCGGCATATAAATTAATAAATACCTTAGAAAACCCAACTTGTTTGATTTCATATGGAACCAAAAAAGGTGGCAACCTCATATCATCTGGAATGCATTTATATAGTAACCTACCCTTTCTGCGCCCATACGTTTTATTTCCACTCAGCATTAACACACATGGGATATCGTGCGATGTTCTAATAGACGAATGCAGAACTGTTACGTTATTATCTGAATCGACAGTGAACACATCATTTGAAAACATTTTTGTGTCAACTGGATTGATAGATATGTCAACTTTTTGAAAATGAATCGTATCAAATATGTCCCAGCTGGAATAATTACGGTCATTTATGTGCAATTTGTAAACATTCATAGTATACTTAATGTAGATTAAGTTATATTTATATATTTATTTAGGTATACATGTATATATAAATATATCTTTAACTGTTTATCAATTAATATTAGTTACCATGCGACTAGGTAATACACCTAATTTAAAAAATTGAAAGGAAATAAGTTTTTGATTTAAACAACAAATCCCAAATAAAAATGATTTTCGAAGAATCTGTAATTGAAACCCGTAGCGCAAGAAAATGTTCTTTTTGTAAGTGTGTGGGTCACACAATTAAAACATGTAATGATGAGCGTATTACATGTTTTGAAGAGTTATGCCAACTTAAAAAATGGGAATATAATTCAACTGTTGAACCGAAGCAACGTTTTGCGTTATGGCTAGTGACATTTGCGAATGAATATAGTAGTACGCCCTTATTAAAGGCATTTGCCGTACGTAAATGTCATGCGACTACTAGAAGTTATATTTATCTTTGTATGATCAAGATAATATTTTACTTTTATGGTGACCTAAACGAAGAAACTAACTATGAAAATGCCAAATATAAAATAAATATGATTTATGAGAACAATACGGGCATAAGTGAAGTATTATGCGAATGTGCGATTTGTTATGACCAAAAGAGTGCAAATAATTTAGTAACATTAAATTGTAATCATGCGTTTTGTGGGACATGTGTAGTTGGTATTATAAAAAATAATAATAAAGTTATAGTACCATCGTGTGCGTTATGTAGAGAAAATATAAAATCTATAACATACTCTGATACAAATTTTGAAAATGAAATGATGGAATATGTAGATATGTAAATAGACATCGGTAATTATAATATAATTTATTTTTTTCAAAACATTATCGAGTGACAAGATTTATCGACTGACAAGATTTATCGACTGACAATATTTATCATCCCAAATAAACAACTATAAATGAGTGCACATTACGATGGTAAAAGTTTACGATGGTAAAAGTTTACGATGGTAAAAGTACAGGTTCGCCTCACCCACCCCTTAATTTATGCCTACTGGTCATATTATGGCGCCTACGCGTTTTAGTCTTACGTTTTTTATGCGATTTTCTGGTCCGCCGTTTCGTAAAAAAGTGTGTTAAAACTAACCAGTTCATTTATGTATTAATATATATATATATATTATATTATAATAGACAATCTATGATTTAATTTCTTCGGTTGGATTATTTTGCTCGACTATTTTGTCAGGAGTTTCGTCAGTGTTTTTATCAGGAATTTCGGTTGTTACATCTATTTTTTTTGCGACGTTTCGTTTGATATTCTGTATTTGTAACGCATGTAGCGCGATATAAGGTGAAATTGCTATATTGTTCATATAGGTTCTATATCGAAAACAAGTAATGCTGGAATTTGCTGAAAATTTGATGCTATACCACCAATATGCAGGTAAAAACAATGTCTTGCCGGGGGTTAACGTGAATTCTAGACATTTGATTTTGCTAAATTCAGATGAATATTTAGACTGTGGCGTCCAAGGATTGATAGGTGATGAAAACTCAAAATTTTCGTAATCATAAATAGGATACAAATGTTTCATACTTTTAGGTGGTGCCATTTTAATTTGGACACTCCCCTGCGTGATTAAAAAGAAATTTCGGTAATTGATTTCGTACCTAAGAGGTGTAATAGTTCCCGCACTACCCAGCATAATATCATAATTATAATTTGATAGCATGTAAGGTCGTATAAATTCGTCATTTTGCTTTATTACTTTGATGATTCCGGTATCTGTTAAAAAGTCTTGATTATTTTCTGAAAAAAAACAGGATTGTTTGTCATCATTAAACAACTTAATTGCTGAATGTATGGGAAGGGTGACATATAATTCACTATTATTGTTGTCCATATCGTTAATGTTGCGAATTTTAATTTCAAAAATATGATAATTGTTCGCAATATGATTAAAGCTTGTGGTTTCCATAATTGATTTATTTTCAAAATCAAATAATACAGGCTGTCGTATGTCACATATTTCTTCTAATCGGTCTTTGGATGGAAAATCAATTTCGTACATTTCCAAATCTTCGCTTGTTTTTAAATGAAATTGAACATGTATGTATATAAATAATACTAAGCAAAATATAAAAAACGAAAATAAAACCTTCATTGTATTGTTAAATAAAAAACATACTAATTTTTATCAACTGTAACGTAATAATTTGTATTATAGTCGCCAAGAAAGCTTAGTCGCTAATTTTGGGCGCGACGTAAAAAACCATATTGCTATTATTTCCTAAATCATATTCTATTTTCATGGGATAATCATTACTTATATAAAACATAATTTCACTAGATAATTTATTTGTTAGGCACATTTTGTGAATAGAGCTAAGACTATATTTAAGATCAATTATGTCGCCTTCTACAACACTATACGCCGATAAATCATCAATAGGAATATTTACCAGCATGTCTCCGGCTATTCCATGCGTAATTAAATGAATTTTGTCTTCGTAACATTTAACATTAATATCGCTTCCAAAAATCATCATCTGGGACATAATATCGCAAATAGATTTAGAATTAATCGCAAACTCAGCATCATATTCAATTGTAGGGGTGTTCATGTATTCGTATTCATAATCACTTAATGGCAGCTTAAAATACTTATTAAACTCCCTTATGGAAGCATTACTATCAACCGGCGATACTAAATCAATATGTAAATAATCGCTGTCGTCTGATTCATCATAACGGATATAAATGTGATTTGATTCTTGACACGAGCTTATTATGGTATAGAATGTATGCGTATCAAAACTGATGTGGGTTGGTTTAGAAACTGAATATTTATCAAACCAATCCTGTTGAATATTTACATTAAACATACAAATATGTGATGCGTCCAGACCTTGAATATGAACATGGTTGCTATTAAAATGAATGTTTACTGTGTTTGTACAATGTTTAAGTGTTTGAAACAAATAGGTAAATAGAATTTTTTTGTGTTTATCTGTAATGTTCAATTCCATATATATTTATGCTTGATTACGTTCTAAATACATATTACGAAAAAAGGTTTTTGTAATATATATATATAAATAATGATTAAAGCAATTATGAACTAGGTTCTTCAATCTCGGCGGCAATGTGTTCCTCTTGAATTATCATATTAATATTGCCGTTGCCATCATCTTCCACTTCTTGAATTTGTTCTAATGCCTCATTCGTCGTCATAGACTTTTCTAATTCAATAAAAGCCTGTTCACAATCAATAAATTTTTCGTTCGTGTTTTGCATGAATAAATTCATATCGGTTGTTAATTTCAATATAACATTTTTTAATGCGACTACTTCATTTTCTAAATAAATAAGTTTGTCATTATTTGTTAAGGAATGTTCCTTCTTTTCTAATGAATCCAAACGGCTTACAATGTTGGTAATTACACTATTATCAATAACAAGTTTATTATCGGGTACACTTGTATTAGAAATACCACCCTGTTCGTGAATATCAATCATAAACTGCTCAACCCGTCCCAATCGTAAGGTAACTAGACCTATTGCGTCCGAAACACTTAGTTTGGAAAAGGGGAGTCCATTTGGCGGTTTCCCTACGTCTGGGGCTTTTTGATTTTGGTTTTGATTTTGGGATTTTTGGCTTTGTGATTTTTGATTGGAAGGTCGCAAGTTTTGTTGTGAAAACGCGGACTGGGATGAAATGGACGTAACGGGTCGTTGTTGGCTTTGCATATTGGGCGGGGCATCCCCCGACCGTCTGTTTCGTGCTGCGGCAATAGATCGCGAACTGCTCATATTTATAATAAAATAATTTGTTTCTAAATTACTTACGCAATCATTTCCATTTTAATAGCAGCATGATGTTTATAATTACATAATTCAAAATCATCTATGGTATAATCATTTATGTTGTCACGCTTATGCTTAATATCAATGGTAGGGAACTGATGTGGGTCGCGATTCATTTGTTCCTTCATCTGGTCAATATGTTCTTCATAAATATGAGCATTTCCAAAAAAATACACAAATTCATGAGCTACTAGACCGCAATGTTTTGCTAATAGATGTGTAAGAAAACTATAACTTGCAATGTTAAATGGTTGCCCAAGACCAACATCAACTGACCTTTGGTACATGGAACACGATAATTTGTTTCCATCATGCACATTAAATTGGCATAAAATATGACAAGGTGTTAATGCCATTTCATGCATCTGCTTGGGATTCCATACAGACATGACTAAGCGGCGGCTATTTCTGGTTTCCACATTTTGTAATTGCTCAATAATTTGTTGTAATTGGTCAATACCATGATATGGTCTATCATTTGTTATGGGTTTGCCGGTAAAACAATTATAATTTGCACCAAAAAATCGCCATTGGTATCCGTAACTTGGACCAATCATACCTTCTGGATAAAGGGTTAATCCTTGCGAGTCCAAAAAAGGTCGTGAAGAATTGCCATCCCAAATATGAACATTTTGTTCTTGTAAATGTTTAGTATTAGTGTCTCCGCGAATGAACCACAATAGTTCTTTCAAACAAGTTTTCCAAGCCGTTTTCTTGGTCGTGAGAATAGGCATAGCACCATCATTTAGTGAAAACCGCATGGATCCGCCAAAAATGCTTTTAGTTTTACCGTTTCTGCCCTGTTCCCAGTTTCCATTAGCCAATATATGTTCAATTAGGTCTAAATATTGGTATTCTTCATGTGAGTATTTTTGCATATTTTCAAAAATAGAAGTAGATAATGTTGTTTCTGTTTCTGTTTCTTGTAAAAACTCCATAATAATATATTGTTTAGTATAATTTTAAGTTATTTTTATAAAGACTCTTTTTAAATTTTTAATTTCTTTTTATAAAACATATGGATAGTTCAGATGATTCAAAAGAAAGCTTTATAAAACATGTATTTTATTTTAATGACAAATCCAAAGCTGATTTATTAAATCTTACACAATATTCATTAATTAGCATACTGCCTATTGTGTTGTTAAATAAATTAATAGCAAAATTCGTTCCAGAGGCAGATGACCAAAAAGGGAGTTTAGAGATTTCCGCAGAAATATTGCTACAAATATTTGTCATGTTATTTGGGTTGTTTATGATTAATCGTTTTATTACTTATTTTCCGACATATAGTGGTGTTGAATACGCGAATGGAAACATTATTTATCTGGTGTTTGCGGTATTAATTGTAACAATTAGTCTACAAACGCGCCTAGGCGAAAAGACGAATATATTGGTTGAGCGTATTACTGAATTATGGGAAGGAACGTCGTCCTCTAACAATAAAAACAATAAAAACAATAAAAACCATAAACATAATAAAAACAATAATAACGTCAAGGTAAGCCAGCCTATTTCGGGTCAGAATCAATCTATGAATCAATCTATGAATCAATCGGCAATGAACCAGGCAATGTATTCGGACGGTACTTCAATAAACTCATTACCTACTGCTGGTGATATGCAACAGTTACCAAATTATAACAACATGCATCAACAAGACAATACCCCGTTAGTAAACGCACAAACGCCTGGAATGGAAGGATTTGGAGGTAATCAAATCATGGCTGCAAATGAAGTATTAGGGGGAAGTTTTGGAAGTTCATGGTAATCGGATTTATATTTGATTTTGATTTATTTGATTTATTTGATTTATTTGAATCATATAAATAAATATAAATAAACACATTAATATTAAAGTTAAAGTATTTAATAAAACAAAAACATGGACGTAAATAAATTATTAAAAGCATTAAATGATGAGTCGAATGAACAATTATTTAATTTTACAACAAACACAATAATAGAAACGAATAAGAATATTTTGAAAGAATTAAATTTGAGTAAAAAAGACACCTTGGAACTATTACATAAACTTACCAATTATAAATATGTAGACGAAATGAATGATTTAAAATGCGGGACTTATTTACGGTGGATAAATGTGGATAACCCGAATAGTATTGTTCTCTCAAAAGGTGCTGTATTTTGCGAATTAAAAATAACTAATGAAGGAGTATTTTTAATTTGTAAAAACTTTGGATTCAAATCAAGACATTTTCAAATTTCGTTGGATAAACACTTAATTTTTCAAAAATTAACAGAGCAAGAATTAGTTTTATTATCAGCTCTAGACCACTTGTCTAAATAGTGGGTGTGGGTTGTTAGCGTCTTTTTACCGTTTTTCTGTTGTTAGCTCTTGTTAAGGTAACATGTGGTTTGTTTTTACATGAAAATGTGCCACGCTTGTATCCCTTATTGTTTATAACAGTCTTGGTGCATATTCCAATTGAACGCGCTTCATTAGTGGGTCCAAGTTTTTTAATACATCGGCATAATTTTTCACCTAAAAGGTGCTCAGCGTGTAATTTAAGAATTCTATTTGATGATGGTATTTTTTGTTTATAAAAATGTAATATATTGGCATAATCTAGCTTTGTCAATTTATGTATAGGCATATATTAATATATATTAATATATATAAATATATAAATAAAGATTTTTCTATAAACTAAAACCTAATCATATATATAGTTATATATGAAAATAATTGTCTTTGATTTAGATGAGACATTAGGTTATTTTACCCAATTTGGAATTTTTTGGGATTGTTTAAATGAGAATTTTAACAAAACAAATTACACATTAACCCAAAAGGATTTCAATAATGTATTAGATTTATATCCAGAATTTTTGAGACCAAATATAATAGATATTTTAATTTATCTCAAAGATAAAAAACGCACGAATTGTTGTAATAAAATAATGATTTATACGAACAATCAAGGACCAAAAGAATGGTGTGAATATATTATTAATTATTTCGATAATAAAATAAATTATAAACTGTTTGACCAAATTATTGCGGCATTTAAAGTAAATGGTGAAAAGGTGGAACTATGCAGAACAACGCATAACAAAACTCATACTGACCTTATAAAATGTACACAAATTCCTAGTAATGCCCAAATATGTTTTTTAGATGATAAATATCATCATGAAATGTCAAATGAACATATTTATTATATAAATGTGAAGCCATACTATCATGATTTACCATTTACGGTTATGCTAGACAGATTAAAAAAAAGTAAATTATATAATCAACAGATTGATGCCAAATTTGAGTCTAGTATGATGCATAATATAACACAATATCATTATGAATGTACAATTAAGCCCGTGAGCGAACATAATATCGATGTAATCGTGAGTAAGCAAATGGCGATACATTTAAAGTTATTTCTTAGAAAAAAAACAAGTGAGCATGAGTTGATTCCCAAAATAAAAACAACACATACCAAAAATAAAAAAATCAAAAAAAATAAAACGCGTAAAAATGCCAAGTAGTAAGTTTTACATCAGGGAGTCACCTTAGATGTAACCTGAAGTAAATATTCTTTTATTGCGGTAGTGCTCAGTATAATTAATCCGGCACTAAATGCGATTTTACGATCTAAGCTTGAAAATATAATTTGTTTTTTGACAAAAAATTGTCTTACGGGATTAAATCGCCAGATTAAAAATAAACAAATATAGATTCTCATATAAAAAGCTATCTTATCAAATACCTGTGGATACGTATTAAATACTCCAGTGAAGGTTAATATTAGAAATAACCAAGACATCCCAATAAATATATTAAAAACTGTTTCTTGAAACTTATGAAATGCACTATTGAAATTCATATTATTATAATTCGTATATATTATTATAATATTATTTTGTGAAACGAGCGTGTTATATTAGATTAACAATCACGGTATTTTCATTTGTCGTATTATTATTAGTATTATTATCCGCCGCATATATTTCGAGAGTTCTTGCGCTAGGGTCAGTCGCATTCGTATATTTGGGCATCCATAAATAAGGCAAAACTTTACTACAATTTGGGTAAAATTTATCGAATAACATCTTATAATAATATTTTTCAGTCTCAATTGATGGTGTAAACGTATGTGACTGCGTAAACGTATGTGACGGATTCATTTCCAAGTTTAAATGTAATGAAATATACTCTTGAAGAATGGTGAATAATGAACGCCCTTTACTTGAAACTCCATCGCTAAATGCTTCTTTTCTTCTCCATAGAATTTCATCTGGTAACAGTTGGTTCCCATCAACATTTTGAAAAAACTGCTGTGAAAAACTATTTCTAAGAATAAATTTTTCCACGGTTTTGGCATTATTATGATTTCTAAAATGAATTGGAATAGACAAATAATAATTTACAAAAGACCTATCCAAAAAAGGTGTCCTTGGTTCAAGTCCGTGTGATGAAATAGATTTATCTGAACGCAAAACATCATACATGTGTATATCTTTCAATAGTCTTCTAATTTCCTTATCAAATTCAATATTGTCTGGACACGTGTTCATGTAAATGTATCCACCACATACTTCATCTGAGCCATCGCCATTTAATATCACTTTAGCACTGCTATTCTTAGCAATATATTTCCCTAATAAATAATTGCCGATGCTTGCCCTTACAGTGGTTGTGTCGTAACTTTCGATAGAATAAATCACCTCGGGAATTACGTCAAACATGTCAGTTTCAGTCACTATAATTTCCGTATGCTTCGTGCCCAAATAATCTGCGACAATACGCGCGTATTTTAGGTCTTCGGACCCAGCTAATCCTATACTATAGGTTTCAAGCGGCTGCGGATAACGAATTGTTTTATAATAATTATTAGTTAACGCCGTGACTAAACTACTGTCTAAGCCACCGGAGAGTAAACATGCGATGGGTCTCTCAGAATTAGTACATCTTTTGATAACCGCGTTATATAAATAATACGATACATCTGAATATATATCGGGTAACAAATGTGTGGTATCTTTTAGGAAATGTGAATAGCTAAATGTAGGCATAAAATAATGCGTATTATGTAGGGGAGTCCATACGGAATTCACTAAATTAGATAGTTGAAATGCCGAATATGTACCGGGCGTAAATGGCTGAATAGTATAGTTGGAAGGATTTAGATTATAAATATCATTTAAACATTTTAATTCAGATGCGAAACCATGGATAGGTAGGCGGTCCTGGGTTACAGGCTTTAAATAATATAATGGTCTAATACCATATGGATCTCTCGCGATGTACATGCTATTATGTAGGTGTGAATTTAATCGGTAATCTAATAAAACAAAGGCGAACTCACCATCAAGCATTTGAAGGGTTTGCTCTATTCCATATTTTACATATAAATGAATAATAATTTCGCAATCCGAATCTGTACTTGGAACAATCGACATCATGTCATATAATTCTTTATAATTAAAAATTTCACCGTTACAAATGAGTGTAATATCATTTATAATGAGCGGTTGATTCGATTTATCATTTAGACCATTAATAGCTAATCTATGAAACCCCATAATGGATTTAAAAATGGTATTAATAGTAGAAAATTCAGGACCTCGTGCTTGTCCTTTCATGAATGATTTTTCGATTGTTTTGAATGGAATAATGTCATTGTTTAGGATTGTAAATATGCCGCACATTAATAATAAATAATAAATATCTTTATATTATTATAGAGTATATAATGAATAATTGTTCTAATACAGTATCAAAGTTTCAAGAAGAAGAAAACCGGAAACTATATAGTAGAAATATTCCGACCAAGCAACTTCAACCCTATTTAGATGTTAGACCCGTAATGACCAAATATTCATATTTACCCATTGTAGACCCTAGGCGTGAAATAAATGAAACTATGGTCCAACAGCCGACATATAACATAAATGCGGTGTTTAATCCTGGAAATACGCAGTCGCCGTGGTCAGGATTTGCTACAAATATAAACGCCGAATCGGAATTAAGAAACCAGATTTATGCTTTACAAAGGTGCAGTCAATCGGTATATGTTCCGAGTAGCAATAGCGATTTGTATAGTTGCAGTTTTAAACCCACAAGTTCAGCAGTAACTCACATGACGCATAATTTATTGTTTAAAAAGGAATCCTTTAATAAGTTTAATCCGAATCCTAATGACAATAAGGTTGGTCAGGGGTTATTTATGAATCCTACGAGAGTTCAAGTAAAGGATATAACAAACCAAACATGTTAGAAACGAACAATGTTAGCACTATATAATGTTAGCACTATAAAACGTTATTAGTAAACATAATAAATACATATTTATAATATTTATTATGGCAAATATTTCATTATCTCAAAAGCGACTAACGCGCGATTTACGCGGTTATGAATATCAGCATATATCCACATCTAGAACAACATTTATATATAAAAATAAAAACGTAGATATTGTTCACGATAATTTTTATCCATTTATACCCCCAAAAATTACTATTAATAACATCCGTCTTATGTACGATAGGAGTTTATTTCCAAAACGTTTATGGCAAAAACATTACGACGTATTCAATAAATGTATGTGTTGCGACAATATACAATGCCCCACAAAATGGTCTCCAGCATTAAACATATTTGATATTATAAATGAGTATGAAGCGTTTAAAGAAAGACTCAAGACGATACAAAAAAAATACATATTTTCGTTTGTTAACTTGCCGGATGATATGATATATGAAATATGTGGATATTTATAAATAGGGTATAGTATTTATTATGTGTAGTATACCTTTGTTTTTTTTAGTACATGAATATATGTCGGACAGTTTAATCAATCAAATAACGATAGACTATTTAATTAACAAAGATTTATACGCAAAATGTGTAAACAAACAGGTTATTAAAGAGAACAATAAAAAAGATAAAAGGTTTTATAGGAAACGAATCTCAAGTTTAATAAAAGAATTACTATTAGGCGAATCGCCAGCAAATGTAACTCCTGATGTAAAATATGCTTTTGATAATTTTGCGAAAACATGCATCCAGTATTTTAAAATGATTGATAGTGCTGATATCATTCAAGAAGACTACACGACAATAATAGAACATGAAAACTTGTCGAAATTAGACAATATTTTAGGCGCAGATGCGTTAAATCAAGACGAGGCGAATAAACTCATGATGCGTTCGATAAATATGCCCGCATTAACAATGGCGGATTTTGTAACAAAAACTCACATAACCCAGCTGGATAAGATAGTATTACCAAAAGAACGAAATTTAAATTTAACGGACCCGCTATTAAAAAAAAAAGGTATAAAAACTAAGAATCCGCAAAAGAAAAATATCAATACTAAGTATGAAGAAACAACACAAAACGCGGAAACGGCGTAAAAATACATCCAATAAATCTAGTAATAAATCCAAAAATAAATCCAAAAATACATCCAAAAATACATCCAAAAATAATACGCCTAAATTGGTAAATGTTAATTGTAGTCCAAAAAAACGCGACGAAATTAACGATTATACGTGTTATACAGATAAAGCATTATTTAAATTAAGAGACTTATGGAACATGCGACACCCAGATGTAAAAATAACTACAAATAACGCGAAAGAAATACACGCACAGTTATCGCGGTTGTTGAGCAATGTATGTAATAAAGAATCTTGTTGGCTAAAACAAAAATCCGATTTCGGCGAATTATCCAAGGAAACTAGTGATGTGTTTGCGCCGGACTCGCCGCCTGAATGGAAATCTAACCCGAACGAATGGTTATCAAGTGTAGACATAATTAACGTTATGAAACAGTATGAAAAAGCGTATAAATGTTTCGAGTTTATAGGTCCATCTCCAGTTGATTTTGATACGCGAAAAATGTATGGTGAATGCGTATGGAATGAGTTGTGTAAATTTAATATTCAAGAACAAATAAAATCGGGTAAAACCAAAATAGGTGTCATATTTAATACAGACCCACATGATAAACCTGGTCAGCACTGGATTTCATTATTTATTAATATAAAGAAACAAAATATATTTTTCTTTGATAGCACAGGAGATAAAGCACCCAAAGAAGTGACGGTGCTTATAAACCGTATTATACAACAAGGTAATAACTTAAATCCCCCGATTCATTTTAACTATGATGACAGCGCGGGTGTAAAACACCAAACTGGAAATACTGAATGTGGTGTATATTCATTATATTTTATTGTGCACATGTTGGAAGATAAAACCACAAATCATTATTTAAAAACACATCTTTTACCAGATAAACATATAAATAAATTTAGAAACGTTTATTTTAACTAAAACATAATATAAATACTTAATACCAATTATTTATAATATATATGAGTTCCGCAGGATTTTTATCAACTAGTAATACTGAACTGTTATGGAATATTATTATGGATAACGCAGTCATATCAACTAACTTAAATGAATCCATGGTGACAGAATTGCGCACCATTTTTCATAAAAATTTGATTCCCTTCTTTGAAAGTGAGAGAAAAACCACAAATGATTTAATAGCCCTTAACAAAAAATATATCTCGTGGTTACTAGCAAATATAAATAATGTTGTTCGGAAGAATGCCATAAACAATACTACTATAAAAAGCGATCCTGATAACAAATTAATAACAGTAGAAGATATTCATAAAAATAGGCAAACTCAGTTTGAACAAGACTTAAACGCGCGACAACAAGAATTTACTAGTTTTATGACATTAAAAACACCAGAGGTTCCTAAATTTAGCATTGACTTAGATAACGATGTTCCTATTAAAGAATTAGAACACACGATAAAACAAATGGCTGCCCAGCGCAACTATGATGTGGATATGATTAATAAAAATAATGCGAATCCGGTAGATGCCCAAAATTGGTTAACTCCGGCGGAAACATCTATTAAAAACGAAAAATATACGCCAAAAAACAATGCGAGTATAATTAAAAATAGCGCGACGCCTAATAAGGTAAAATATATAAAAATAGATTCTATTAATTTAGATAGTTCACAACACAATAATATTGTTGATTTAAATAAACATATAACATGGCAAGACCAAATGCCTGACGAACGCAATTTTTTTACCAAATTAAAGAAAATAAACATAAATGACATACAAGATGATAAAGTAACAAGCGTCCATCAGGATAATCAGAGTAATATAATTGATATGCGGAACAATATTACTAATTTGACTAGTAACATTCATGAAATTAAAACCCAAATAAACGATATGAACAATAGCATCGAGCAGATATTACGATTATTACATAAAAATGAATAAAATAATAATAAAATAATAAAATCATATGATAATTTATATTATATGATTTTGAACACAATTTTGATATGGGGATTATATTTGAGCATAACAGGAGCTATATTGCCGCACCCATTTATAAAAAAAAACTCCGTATGTGATTTAGTTAATATTAATAAAAGACGAATGATAATTAAGAATAAATTGTTAAGATTACGCTTGTCGCCTGATTTTATTCGTAGTGAACGACGGATGTATATTATTAAACGCATAAATATAAGAAATATGACAAAAATCTTTAATTCGGCATGCTCTTCGTATTATACTTATCTATGTAAGTATTATTCCATATCCGATGAAGATAAATATCTAATTGAATTTATTATTTCAGCCACTTACTAGTTGCCGGAACACCTTTTCACCACGTTCATTGACTTCAACTGTGCCGATTTGTAAAGGAATAATAGTCGAGTTTTTCATAGCTCCTTCGTAACTTGCCTTATCATATATATTTAATACATCCTTGCTCATTCTACGATAAACGTAATCGACTCCTGCTATAGTAATTGGTTTGCCAACCCACTCAATCGCAACTTTATTAGCTATTGTAGTAGTATCATTTTGTTGAGCCGCATAATCAGGCACATACGAAAACTTATCAACTGTAGGGTCTGCAAAATTAACGCATTTGCCATTGTTGTAAATATAACAATCAAACGCAGACTCTTTTATGGCTTCAGTTAGTTGTGACGTTAAATTTGATTTAATCTCGGAAATTTCATATAAATTTTGGTCACTAGTAAGTGGTACCTTAGGAATACTTCTACTAAGGTCCTTTCTTTTTAACTCAATCGCTTCATCAGATTTCAATTGTTCATCTGTAAACGTCATAAGGTATACAAATACTTCAACAGTTTGTAACTCTTCGGGCAAATTTTTGTGACTACAAATGCGACGTGCTCGCCCAATGACTTGCTCTAATCGAACAGGGTGCCAATAGGGTTCCATAATATGTACATATCGGGTATTTCGAAGATTAATACCTTCTGAACCAGACGATGTAATCATGAGAACTTTGATAATTTCACCTAAATTGTTGTTATTAGCTATAGTTTCGAGATATTTAGATATCGTGTCTGGAATCTGGTCCCATTCACCATTATATATGTGACGTATGATTTCTTTTTCTTCGGACGTCTCAGTGCCCGTGTATAATGCGTACGTGGGTTTTCCTAAATCGTTCTCTGAAATATCCATTTCCCATACACCAGCAGTGCTTTTTTTGATTTTAAATCGAGTAAACCCATTTTTATCCAATACTAATGAAAATATACCGATGCCTTCTAATGTTCTAAATTGACTGTACACTAAATGCAGCCCTTTGTATTCGGGGTCTTTAATATTTTCCAGCATATGTAGAAATTTAGGGCTATACGTTTGTAAGGCTTCAGGAGCTAGATACTCATTAGAGTTATCTTGTAAAAATCGTAAAGCATCAACTATGCGTTCTTTATAAGTATCACCGCCTATTTCATCCAATATTTCATCGCCTTCAAGTTCACCTTCTTCTTCATTCGTCACATCTTGCTTAGCTTCAATACGCTGGGCGTCTTTTAATAATGCGGCTACGTTATTTTTAGGGTCCACCACTTCTACATCGCCTTGTAATATTTGTCTCTCAATAATAGTTTCGATTTCGTCAATTTTTATGCCTAATAATGCGTTAGATTCAATAGGAATAAGGTCTTTTTCTTTATCTTTTTTACTTTTGCTTTTTGTAGGTTTTTTCTCTCCACTCGTTTTACGTTTCATAACTTCGGCAAATATAAAGTCTACTGTTTTGTCGATTTCTTCGTCGATTTTTTTACCCATATCTATTTTATCCGCGGCTTTTGCTAATAAATTCACTCGGTTTGTTTCAGTTTGTGTAATCAACTCTTTGCGAATGGAGTCTTTTATAGCGGCTTCCTCGCCACTTTTCGTGGATTGTTCAATTCCAATATCCTTGGGTAGAGGTCTGTTAGGCATGACATAATTACAAAATAATCGAGAAAAAATACGATATGTTGAAGAGGGCTCCGCTAATTCCGACCCGGGCGGCGGAGCTTTTTTTGACTTTTCAGATTTCCGCTCCTGTATACGTGCGGATTCGTAAGTTTTAAATTGAAAATTGCTCATTGGAATTCTTACAACGTGGTAATCGACGCCTAATCTTTTATTATATCGGGGCAGTAAATTCTCCTGAGCACTTCTAAAATAAGAAGATAGCCCTATGATTCGGCGCTTTAATGCATCTACATTTTTTAAAGTATGCGTAGTAGAATCTATATATCTATTATAAAATTGGTCAAAATCGTCCGGAAGCGCTTTTTGATTGCGTATCTTTATTCCGCTACTAACTACGTCAATGTCGTTTCTATGTAAGATACTGAGGATGGTTTTTTCAAACTCGTCATCACTGACAAAATCGGTTTCAAAGCCGGGGTTATCGTTGGAAACTCCTTTATATTCGCCGGTTTTCTTGATTTTATTTTTGAAGCCAAAGGGGTTACGTGTTATCGTGAGCACTTTACTTGCCGGCGAATAATCTAGATAATCATGTGATTTCTCTCCAATTAACATATTATTAAGAACATTTCTATCTACTTTTTTGTTCGTTTTAATATTTAATGTGATATGCCATGTTTTGATATAACCTCGCAAAATATTGAAAAGTATTCCAAATTCATTAGGATAATTGATAACAGGTGTACCACTTAGTAAAACAATACGAGCATTTTTGGCGCTTAATAAATATTCATATAATTTTATAGACAAATTAATGGGTAAATGTTCTTTCTCTCCACGGTCATCTTCGGGTATAGGTTTTTCTTTTTTCAGTTTATTGACAATTCTACTTATCAAATTATGAGCTTCATCTATAATTACTACTGAATTGTCAAATAAATTATTTGTAAAACCATTTGTGAGTTCTCCTAGGCGTTTGCTACGTAGACCATTGTAATTGATAAATGTATATTTTTGAGTAATCATTACGTCTAATTGTGCGTCTAATGTTTTTCTATCAATATCCGATAAGGAATCATAATTTGATTGTTTATTCGCATTAATAAACCAGGCACCGTGTTGTTTATGAATATACTCTCTCGGCAAATTTAATACAGCCGAAATAGTATTCATTAGTTCTGGATTTCCATCAGTAGAAAACCATTCCCAAAATTGATTTTTCTTATACAGTAAATCACCTGCTTTTTTTAGTTCTTCGACGTAGTTTGCGCGCAAAGATGCCGGAGTTAGAATAATAACCCGTTTTGCGCTTTTCATCCCCTCAGCAATTCCGATAGAAGTTGCAGTATTATGGGTGACTGTGAAATCACCAAGTAAAAATCGACGATTCCCGTCAATGACAAACCCATAATAGTCATCTTCATTTACATATTGGACTTTAATTCCAGTCACTAACGAGTCCTTTATTTGTTTTCTATATGTTGCTTGTTTTCTTGGTATTAATGTAGGTATTTCCTCAATACCAGCACCATTAATATGAATTCTAAATGCGGAACCATATTTTTTAACACCTTTATAAGTCCACGTTGTTTGTTTAATCTGTTTATAACAAGCAAATCCTAGACTTCTCGCCAAAAAAATAACATCATTCATTAGGGTTTCGTTTTTTTGAGTAAATTCAAATCCCCCTTTTGAAAGGTGACCATCACTATCTAATAATCCTGCTAATAATCTTAGTCTATTCTCTCTCGAATTACATTTATAAATCATAGGAATATGTTTGTTGCCAAACATGTTTAATTCTTTCAACGTGTTTCGAAAGACATTATTGTCGTATTTTCCATTTCCGGTAATTCTATAATCATATTGTCCGCTATATACCAAATGTAAATTATAGGTTGATAACTTTTCCGCAAAATATTTCAATACAGAAGAGTCTTGACAAGATATTTTTGAGTCTGAACTTGCGCCATCGCCTAACCAATATCCTATCATATAAGGGTCTATTTGTACGTCTTGCTTGACAAATTCTATTGGCACTTTATACCCTTTTAATATATTTTTGTTTTTGGTTGACAATTTTAAATAATCTTGAATAGAAATCTCCATAATGCTTTCATTTGTTTGGGTATTACGCAGAATTTCTCTAAAAAAATCTTCGGCGCTTTGATTCATAAGTGGTTGATTTGAAGAATTATATGTAAATGTTTTTGATTGGAATTTATTGTGTTCAATCCACTGAACATTATAATTAGTATTTGATTTATGCGTATTATGAGACAATTTTGGGAACCCAGACGCTTTTAAGCACAGTATATGTTCTTGATTTACAGTATATTTGTCACCCTTAACTGGAATTACATCGTACATTTTATCTTTCCCGCGAGCCAAGGACAATACCTTGCGTGGTTTAGAGTCATCACCCATTAATAAGTCGCCGACTTGTACATCCTGAACATTTTTAACAATTCCATCATACATAATAATAGGGGTATCCTTTTTTAAACACTTCCCTGAGCCTAAGCCATGGTATAATAAAATTCCACGGTATGGAGTATAAAGATTCATATAATCTCTTACAATTTTTTGATGCGTTAATAAAGAAAAAGTACTAGTAGTCTTACCAATATCGTCACAGGAAATACTATTTTTATTTTGTTCAAGTTCAATACGATAGGGTTCAAAAAGTGAATTAATAAAATTTACAAATATCTCTCTATTGTTCATATAATAACTAGATGCTTTCAGGTTAATTAGAGGTTCGCGCTTATGAAGACGTTTAGGAAGTAGTGTATCCCCAATCACTACATTAATTTCAGGACCAAGAACGGCTACCCCTTTTTCAGGCTTGACAGAGATTCGTGTGCGCTTTACGGGCTCATTAATTTGTATAACGGGTAATTCTCCTATGATTTCACCTACAACGTCTTCTTTAATACGTAATTTGCCTTTTTTAATTTTAGCTGGTTTTTTAGGTTCCAATACAGGTTCCATTATAGGTTCCATTATAGGTTCCAAGACAGGTTCCATTATAGGTTCCATTATAGGTTCTATTATACGCTTACTTTCGGATATTTCTATTATTGGTTTCGTTACCACCTTACCGAGTTGTTTTTGCTTTATTTTATCTAATAATCCTTGTCTATCAAATCCTTTCTGTATTTCTTTTACAATGACTAATTTTTGAGTTGGCACAACTGCTGTTTCTTCGACTTCTTCTCTCTCATCTCCTTCTTCCATTTCTTCGATTGGCTTTGATTTAGGAAATGATTTGGATATTTTGGTGGGTTTTGTCTGAATAAAAATAGCTACTGGTTTTCTTTCTTGAACATCAGGTTTTATCATCATTTTTTGCTTTAATTTTTCTAAATTACTCATTGCTTATATACTTTATATATAAAACTTTTTGTATTTTGTTGTATAGGCAATAAAATATTTACTCAAGAATTTCTTCATTTTTACTAATAAAATTGATGGCTTCATTACACGCAATCTGTTCGGCTTTTCGTTTAATTTTATGTTGCCCCTCACCCATATAAATCAACACTTTTGAGTTTTTATCCACATACTCGTGTATAGTGGCGAATGTCTTAAATACAGATATATCGATTGAGTCATCATGCGATACGTTAAATATAGGTTGTCCAAGACATAAATAAACTCCCATTTTATAACCGAGTTCAATATCATGTTCAATTTCTAAATAGTGTGGCGTAACCTTGAATTCCTTTTGAATTTTAACTTGTAGAATATTCTTATAATTATCATCATTTTGGATAAGTGCGACCCAGTCAATGTGCTTTTCAAATATATTTTCAATAAATTTTTGCGCCATTTGAAACCCCGGTCCAGTAACAAACATATTTTGAAACCAATTAGCATCATCTTTGACAACCGTTTTATTGAAATCTAAAAATAGTGCGCCGATAAATGCTTCAAACAAACATCCTAGTTTCTTTAAATTGGTTCGTATTTTTTTTTCTTCCGCATGTTTGGAAATTATTAACCATTTATGCAGTCCCATTTCATATGCGACTCTACCGATTGCCTCATTTTTTACAATCGCGATTTTTTTTTCGGTCATAAACCCTTCATTTTCTTTTGGAAATCGTCGATACAAATAATATTTTGTAACTGCTTCTAAAATACCGTCTCCTAAAAATTCCATACGTTCATTCGATTTGCTGCTTAGTGACATGCAATCCGACGGTTTTTCTACAATAGTAATTTTTTGTTGCAAGTTTTCAAAGTGCGAACGTTTAGTGTAAGAACGATGAACAAATGCTCGTTCGTATAACACCATGTTATGAATCGTGGGAGGGATGTTATATTTAGCAAGAATAGATTGAACGTCATTCAATGTAATCTTTGTATTTAACGGATTATATGGATTAAATATTAGTCCTTCATCCGTTTTAATAATGTCATCATCGTGCGAAATTAGTTTATCTGTCATTTAGTTAATTCTTGTAATGACTTTATATAGTTTTACATATAGTTTTACATACATAGTTTTAGAATATTATAACAAAACATTTATTAAACTTTTGAATAAAATAAAATATTCATGATATATATAAAATGGTTTATATGAGTGGTAGCAAAGCCGCGCGCAATCAAGCGTCAATTGTCAATAGAACAAACGTCTGTGGTGGTATGAAGAAGGCTGGTATTGCACCTCGCGTCGGGTGGTACCTGTCAAGTAATACTATGTTAGTAGGTGCCCCCCAGACAATCCCCCGATTCTGCATTCCTAATAGAACTGTCCAGACCCAACAGACTGGATACCGTGCTACAATTGGTGGTAACATGGGTTAAACATATTATATTTTATGTATAAATATTTAACTGTAAAACAATATTAGCTATAAAATAATTTAATAACAATGTATGTATTAAATTATTACATGATTATTCAAATAGATAATAGAGAGAAAGAATTGATAACCCAAATTGACATTATAAAATCAATTATTCCAGCATTTGCTAATATAAAGGTAGAAGTAGTTCTCCTACCAATAGGAGATATTTTGATTGTTGATGCTGAAAATAAAGAAACAAAAATAATTTTCGAGAGAAAATCCATATGTGATTTATCAGCGAGTATTAAAGATGGACGATACGAAGAGCAGTCATATAGATTAGATGGTTTAAGCCATCATAATCACAATATTATTTATTTAATTGAAGGCGATGTAAACAAAATCAGTCGTGGTATGAACACTACGCAGGCAAAACAAACAATGTACTCTGCTATTTTCTCTCTAAATTATTATAAAGGGTTCTCTGTGATAAGAACATTTAACATCGAAGAGACAGCAATTTTTATTTGTAATACGGCTTCAAAGCTAATCAAAGAGAGAAACGGGAAAAAGGCGTACTATTCCATTACGAATACTAATGTACAAAGCGACATCGACGAAAGAACTGATAAAGATTACGTGAATGTCGTTAAAAAGATTAAAAAGGATAACATAACACGCGATAATATTTCAGAAATAATGCTTTGCCAAATGCCGGGCATAAGTTCTGTAACGGCACTAGCAATTATAGAAAAATATAAATCGTTATCAAATTTGCTGATAGAACTTTCAAAAGACGACAATTGTTTAAAAGACATTAGTTATATCAATACAAAAGGTCAGAGTCGAAAAATAAATCAAAAAAGCGCAGAAATTATTAAACAGTTTTTGTTATAAATTAAGGTTATAAATTAACTAATCTCAATTGAAACCTCATTATCTTTATAATATCCAGAGTCTACTAATTTTTGTGTGTAGTCTGCGCCGCCCCAATTCGGGTCCATTGGATTTGGACTAATTTGTGCGTTTTCTTGTTGAATATCTAGCTTATCTAAAGGTGTGGTTGTGCCAACATAATATGATGTTTCGTCATATGAAGGATACGAATTTTTGTTATAGGGTGGATCCGAACGGGTAGCATCTACCAAACGTGTTGGGTTTGGATATTGTAAATAAGCATCTGTTTCAGGAGATTCGTTAATAATTTCCCCTGATGATGCAATACTTACTGGCATTTTATCACTTGGTGGAAGCCCTCCTTGCGGATATAGTGGGTTTGGTCGCGCTTTATAAACAGCTTTTCCTTGTGCGTCATATGTTTGTTGTAAATAAAGTATGGGGCATCTTATACCTTTGCTTCTTTGCCAATCAATAAATTCGGCATAATCTTCTAAATTAGTAAACTCGATTGGATTAACACCAGGCACTTCGGCTAACTCTGTGTTGTGTAAGTAAAATTTAGAATCTTTCTGAATAAGTAAATTTGGACATCTAAGTTGGAATGTACTATAATTAGGGCATGGGGGGTTATCTAATTCTACTAATTCTACCTTTTTAGGGTTATAATAGGCTATAGCAAAAACAAAAAATACTATTATCAACATTATTAAAATAAAGTATAACCACGTCATATATATAATTATGAGGATAAAAATGTTAAGACTATATATATTTTAATATATTATTTTCTATATATATAACACGTACATTAATGAAGTTTATGCATATAAATAATGAAAGTGATATGACACAATTAAAAGATAGTATTTACGGTAATAAGGACATTTTTATGTTGATATATATGGAAGGGTGTGGTCCATGTAATCTAGTTCGTCCAGAGTGGAAAAAACTGGAAAATGTGTTACGTAAACATAAAACAAATCCCAAATACAAAAATGTAGTGATTATGGATATTAATAAAGACATACTAGAAAAAGCGAGAACTAATATTAAATCCCCTAGTTGGTTTCCTACAATTACATTTGTTTCAAAAAGGGGTGTTATTCAAGAAAATTTCGAAGAAAGCAATATTCCGAATAAAAACAAAGAAATTGATGTCTTTGAATTATGGATTAAAACTAAATTACACAAACGTGCTCTCCCAACAAGAAGAACACGACGAACTACGAAAAAAATACATTCAAAATGGAGCACTACGCGTAAAGCTAAGCGCAGCATAAAACGTAACCATCTAACAATCGCACGAGATTATGAATAAATGCATAAATAAACATGTACATTTTGCCGATGTACATTTTTATAATTTAATATAATTTATGCCAATAATCCAATAAAATTGATTAATTTATAATGAACTAAATATAATGTATGTAACTAACCAAATGGAACACACATTCCGTATTTTCGATTTTAATGTATATAATGAAAAAAGCGATTCGTCTGACGATGAGCAAAATACGTACAAGGATTCATCCAGTTTTATGATTCAAATTTTTGGATTAAATAAAGCCGGCGAAACCTGTTCTATTATAGCCGAAAACTATAACCCGTTTTTCTATGTAATGGTCAACGATACCTGGACTATTTCAATGAAAAATGACTTTATTAAACACATCAAAGATAAAATAGGTAAATATTATAGTGACTCAATAACTGATAGTAAAATCATTAAACGCAAAAAGTTATATGGTTTTGATGGTGGTAAAGAGCATAAATTTATTAAAATCGAATTTTCCAGTATGGCGGCGTTTACAAGGGTGCAGAACTTATGGTATTCAAGTTATGACAACGGTCACGTTTTGTTGGCAAATGGATACAAATTTAATAATACCGATATAAAAATTTATGAATCAAATATTCCGCCCTTGTTACGATTCTTTCATATTCGCGAAATAAGTCCATCTGGGTGGATTGCACTACCAAAAAACAAGACGGTTGTATTTAAAGACGACTCGAAAAAGTCCCACTGTACTTATGAGTTTGGAATCGATTATAAAAACATCGTCGCGTTAAATGATAACGAAGACCGGGTGCCCTATAAAATATGTAGTTTTGATATTGAAGCGAGTAGTAGTCATGGTGACTTTCCGGTGCCTGTGAAATCTTATAAAAAGCTCGCAACGAATATTATTGAATATTTTGAAAATTTAAATCTGACCCTAACTCCAGAGTTGTGTAAAAATATTTTGAAACGCATTATATTAGCTGCGTTTGGTTTTGAACAAATGGATAAAATAGACTTGGTGTATCCTAAGAAAAAAGGTCTTGCGAAACTAGAAATTGAACATATGTGTGAATCGTGGTTACAAAAACCGGTTCGCGATTTACAAAAATCGGTAGAATTTAATAATACAACTACCTTAGAGTCAATGTTTGAAAAAATGAGTGCGGGGGAGGATGACGAGGATGACCTTTATAAAAGCAATGTAAAATCATATACCGACAAAAAGGCGACAATTGTCAATATTTTATGTGACACAAAATTTGAACGTGATGGAAAACTAAACGAATTGAACATTTCATTGAACAGCCATTTTCCCAAACTGGAAGGTGATAAAGTAACCTTTATTGGTTCTACATTTATGAATTATGGTGACAAGGACCCTTATATGAATCATTGTATAGCGCTTGATACCTGTTCTAAATTGACGACGGATAATACTATCATTGAAAGTTATAATACCGAACGTGACGTTTTACTCGCCTGGCAAAAACTGATACAACGAGAAAATCCAGATATTATTATAGGCTATAATATATTTGGGTTTGATTACCAGTTTATGTTTAAACGCGCGGAAGAAAATGATTGTATGGAAGATTTCTTAAAATTATCAAGAAACAAAGACGAAATATGCGGCGAAAAAGATAAAGCAACTGGTAAATATAAGCTTGCTGAAAGCAGCATTCATCTGGCGAGTGGGCAACACGACTTGTATTTTATTAAGATAAATGGTCGGCTTCAAGTGGATTTATATAACTTTTATCGTCGTGAAGCAAACTTGACCAGTTATAAATTAGATTACGTAGCAGGATATTTCATAGGAGATTATGTAAAGAGCGTTAAACTGGATGAAAAAACCCGTATTCATACTTCCAATATGACTGGATTATTAGTTGGTAGTTTTGTTCACTTTGAAGAGATAGGTCATTCGGTTGATTATTATGCAGATGGTGCGAAATTTATGGTAACCGAAGTAAATAAAACCGACGGAGTTTTTAGTATAGCCGAACATATTAATCCAGATATGAAAAAAAAGGTGCGATGGTGCTTGGCAAAGGACGACGTAACTCCCAAGGATATTTTCCGCCTTTCGAATGGGTCCGCGGAAGACCGTGGAATTGTTGCGAAATATTGTATTCAAGATTGTAACTTGGTTCACTATTTGTTCAACAAGTCGGATGTTCTAACTGGATATATTGAGATGTCAAAAATTTGTAGTGTTCCTATAAACTTTTTGGTAATGCGAGGTCAGGGTATCAAATTGACTAGTTATATTGCGAAAAAATGTAGAGAGAAGCGGACACTTATGCCTGTCATTGAAAAAGGAGGCATGGATGAGGGATATGAAGGTGCTATTGTATTGGAACCTAAATGTGATTTGTATTTGGATAATCCGGTGGCTTGTGTAGATTACGCATCACTTTATCCAAGTTCCATGATTAGCGAGAATTTATCGCATGATAGTAAGGTATGGACCAAGTCGTATGATCTAAAGGGCGATTTGGTAGAGGAATCTGGCGAAAAGGATAAAGCCGGAGAATTTCGTTATGATAATTTACCTGGATATGAATATGTCAATGTTACGTATGACACATATATGTATGTTAAAAAGACTACTGCATCAATCACATATGATAAAATAAAAACAGGTCATAAAATTTGCCGATTCGCGCAACCATTATCAGACGCGAATAAAGCCATTATGCCGTCTATTTTAGAAGAATTACTAAAAGCCCGTAAATCTACTAGAAAGTTGATTCCTCAGCAGACGGATGATTTTATGAAGCAAGTGTTGGAACAGCGACAATTGGGTTATAAACTAACAGCGAATTCTTTATATGGGCAATGTGGTGCCAAAACGAGTACGTTTTATGAACAGGACATCGCGGCATGTACAACTTCGATAGGCAGGTTACTACTAATTTATGCGAAAAAACTTATTGAAGAATGTTATGGAAATAAAATTTGTAATACAAACGGTCATGGACCCGTCTTAACCAAAGCAGAATATATTTATGGTGATAGTGTTGCGAAATATACACCTGTATATGTTAGGGTGAATAATGAAATTGATATTTTAACTATAGAAGATTTGGCAGAAAAATACGGTAAAAATAATTGGATTATGTGTAAAGAGACGGGTAAACAAGATAAAGAATTTTGTGAATTAGATAATGTAGAAACCTGGACAGAAAAGGGATGGACTAAATTATATCGTGTCATTCGTCATGAATTAGCATCGCATAAAAAAATGATGCGGGTTTTAACTCATACGGGATTAGTAGATGTAACCGATGACCATTCACTTATATTAAAATCCGGGGAAGAAATTTCGCCGAAAGATATAAATATTGGTACAGAATTATTGCATTACTCAAATCCGGTTAATGAAAAAAGTTGTAGTGATTTAATAAGCGAAGAAGAAGCGCAAATAATGGGATTCTTCTTTGAAAATGGAGAATGTTGCGAATATACGGGCTGTATGTATGGAGTATCATATTCGTGGTCGTTGAGTGCTTCTTCACAAGACGTAGACGTTGATAAATATTTAAATTTATGTCAAAAAGTATATCCAACATTTGAATGGGTTCTTACCCCGACGAGCACGTCAGGTGATGTTATAATTACTCCCCAGTATAACAAATCGATTGGTGGCGGTCTAATATCAGAATTAGTTAACAAATATAGCAATGTAATGTATTATAACCAATCCACAAAAATTCCAACAGGAGTTATGTTAGGAAATGTAGGGGTAAGGCGTGCGTTCATTGTGGGGTTATGCGATGCTTATAAACAAATAGACACAAACTTGTATATTACATATCAACACACACAAATTAGTGCTTCACATATTTCATGGCTTGCACAAAGTGTAGGATTAGATACATATATTTACGTGCGCGATGATATAACTAATAAGTATATAATTACAATAAATAATAAGAACAGCACACAAAAGTCAGCTGCTGTGAAAAATATAACATATATTAAATATAGTGGATATGTGTATGATTTAACTACAGATAATCATCATTTTGCTGCAGGAGTAGGAAATATGATAGTTCATAACACGGATAGTGTATTCTTCACGTTCAACCTACAAACCCTTGAAGGGAAGCCTATTCGTGGAAAAGAGGCGCTTGAAATTACGATTGAATTAGCACAGGAAGCAGGGCACTTGGCGTCGAGCTTTTTAAAAGCACCGCATGACTTGGAATATGAAAAGACCTTTATGCCATTCTGTTTATTATCAAAGAAGCGATATGTAGGTATGTTGTATGAAACGGACCCCAATAAAGGCAAACGTAAAGAAATGGGGATAGTGTTAAAACGGCGTGATAATGCGCCTATTGTAAAAGATGTATATGGTGGAATTATTGATATATTAATGAAGGAGCAAAATATACAGCAAGCCACGGATTTCTTAAAGGCATGTTTACAAAATATAGTAGACGAAAAATATCCTATTGAGAAATTAATTATAACAAAATCGTTACGGTCTGGTTATAAGAAGCCAAATTCAATCGCGCATAAAGTACTTGCTGACAGAATTACATCACGTGACCCGGGGAATAAGCCAAGTTCGGGGGATAGAATACCTTATGTGTATATTCATACGCAAAATAAAAAAGCATTACAAGGTGAAAAGATTGAAACTCCGGCATTTATTAAAGAAAAGAATTTGAAGATTGATTATTCGTTTTATATTACAAACCAAATAATGAAACCTGTTCAGCAACTATTTGCGTTAGTTTTAGAAAAAATATGGGAAAACAATAAAAAGATGAGCAAGATAAAAACGTTTAGGACAAGTGTGGAGACATTGCGCAAGACTACTCTTCCTGAAAAATTTGAAGACAAGTTGGAGCAACTTAAAAATAAAGAAGTAAAAGCACTGTTGTTTGATTCTTATTTGAGAGAAACGAATAATGAAAAAGAGGGTAATCAGAACATTTCCAAGTATTTTGGTAAATAATAATAAGATGTATAAGTTTTCAAATAAACATTAAAAAATATAATATTTTGTTATTATATAAATATGTCCGCTTTAGTCCTTGAATACGCTATTGATGTAACTAGTTTTACATTAGTTTTGCCAATTTTTTCTGGTACTATTACTAGCATTAATTGGGGCGATGGTAGTGTAACTATCGGAACAGGAGATTATGATGTAGATAAAACACATACTTTTGCAGATGCTGGTACGTATACAGTATCGATATTAGGAACAGGTATAACCACCATGGATTATCTTCAAGCCAGTTCGGGTGCCAATTATTTAACAAGTTGTACTAGTTTTGGCGAAATCGGGTTAACTAATTTAGCAAATGCTTTCAGTTCATGCTACAACTTAACCGCTGTCCCAGTCAATTTACCTACGAATTCAAGCGTTACAGATATGAGCAATATGTTCAATCGTGCAACATCATTTAACCAAAATATAGGTAGTTGGGATGTTTCAAGCGTTACAAATATGAGCAATATGTTCTATACTGCAACAGCATTTAATGGAAATATAGATAGTTGGAATGTTTCAAGCGTTACAAATATGGAAAGTATGTTCAATCGTGCAAGAACATTTAATCAAAGTATAGATAGTTGGAATGTTTCAAGCGTTACAAATATGTCCTATATGTTCGGTGAGGCAGCATCATTTAATCAAAGTATAGATAGTTGGAATGTTTCAAGCGTTACAAATATGATCGGTATGTTCGCTGGTGCAACATCATTTAACCAAAATATAGGTAGTTGGAATGTTTCAAGCGTTACAAATATGAGCAGTATGTTCAGTAGTGCAACATCATTTAACCAAAATATAGGTAATTGGAATGTTTCAAATGTTACAGATATGAGCTTTATGTTTAATGCACCATCATTTAACCAAAATATAGGTAATTGGAATGTTTCAAGCGTTACAAATATTAGCGGTATGTTCTTTGGTGCAACATTATTTAACCAAAATATAGGTAGTTGGACTGTTTCAAGCGTTACAGATATGAGCTATATGTTCTATAATGCAACATCATTTAACCAAAATATAGGTAATTGGACTGTTTTAAATGTTACAAATATGAGCAATATGTTCTATAGTGCAACATCATTTAATGGAAATATAGACAGTTGGAATGTTTCAAGCGTTACAAATATGAGCACTATGTTCAGTGGTGCAACATCATTTAACCAAAATATAGGTAGTTGGACTGTTTCAAGCGTTACAAATATGAGCAATATGTTCTATACTGCAACATCATTTAATGGAAATGTAGCTAGTTGGGATGTTTCAAGCGTTACAGATATGAACTATATGTTCAATCGTGCAACAGCATTTAACCAAAATATAGGTAGTTGGAATGTTTCAAGCGTTACAGATATGAGCGGTATGTTCTGTAATGCAACATCATTTAACCAAAATATAGGTAATTGGACTGTTTTAAATGTTACAAATATGAGCAATATGTTCTATAATGCAACATCATTTAACCAAAATATAGGTAATTGGACTGTTTTAAATGTTACAAATATGAGCAATATGTTCAATAATGCAACATCATTTAATCAAAATATAGGTAATTGGAATGTTTCAAGCGTTACAAATATGAGAGGTATGTTCGGTGGTGCAACATCATTTAACCAAAATATAGGTAGTTGGAATGTTTCAAGCGTTACAGATATGAACAGTATGTTCGCTGGTGCAACATCATTTAATGGAAATGTAGCTAGTTGGAATGTTTCAAGCGTTACAGATATGAGCAGTATGTTCTATAATGCAACATCATTTAATGGAAATGTAGCTAGTTGGAATGTTTCAAACGTTTACAGTACGGGCAATATGTTTTATAACACCGCAATATCTACATCAACTTACAATAGTATTTTAAATAATTGGTCAAGTTTAAATGTGCAAGAAGGTGTATATTTTGGTGGTGAAGGACTTGTATATTCACTTAATGGATTAAATGGACATGAACTATTATCAAATGCAAACGGGTGGATCTTTTCGGGTGATGCATTTATTTCAACAGACCCAATTTACCAAAATGCTAGTTTTACATTTAGTGTAAATGCAGCAAATTTTGCTTCTGGTACTGATTATACTTTATCATCAAGTGATTTATCCCCAAGTTCATCGGTTGAACCATATGATGGAAGTCCCCCACAAAAAATAGTTTATTCAAATTTAAGTTTTACTTCCTCTGGAACTAACAAACTAGTGAGTTTAACTGGTGGTAGCATTTCAATTACTTATTCATTAAATGTCTTAGCAAATGGAAATAATATGGTTTGTTTTACACCTTTTTACATTTCAAACGCCGATTTTAACGACATTAAAAAAATAAAAAAGTATAAAATCAATAGTAGGAATTTCACCTACGATGGTCTAACTTTTTCTTCTTCTGTTTTTATTCTTGAA